CAGCTCGCCGAACCAGGGGCACGATAGCTGGGTTCAACCACAGCACCAGCTTCGCCGCCAAGCAGTAAAGTATTGATGCTCATTTTGAATCAGTCACGAGTTTTGCGGTAATCCGAGTCGCCGACTCCACGTAATACGCCAAGACATCGACGGCGTTAGCCGTAGTCGTGAGACTAGGGGCGTTCCCGTCTTCGAACTTGTACGCGGAGCTGAAAGCCATTGTGTGGCCTCCTGTGGCGTCTTGTGTTATCACGATAGCACCGCTCACGCCTGCCGTCAAGTTGGTAGGTGTCTGTAGCGTCGTGCTCTGGTCAAGCGTTAGCGTGAAGTTGCTGGAAACGGACAGGTCCGGTGTGACCGTTGCACCCGGAGTCAGCGCCGAGGGGGTCGTGTTCGAACCTCCGCCACCGGCTCCTACCTCGACAATTGACTCAGTACCGTTGTCCTTCTTGATAAACAGCTTGCCGTCAAACGTGTTAATAGCGACTTCACCTAGGGCGATCTGTCCAGTCGTTGGTACATTGCCCTGGACCGCACTGCGGCGCAGTCTGATCACATTAGCCATGGCTGCTATCTAGCAAGAAAAAGGACCGTATGTACGGTCCAAGTAGTATTCCGTTTTAGTAGAAATCAGAAGGTCCCGCCGTCGATCTCGACATTGTCCAAGATCTTGGTCGTACCATTGTAAGTCAAGACTGCGGTGCCGTTCATCGAGTAAGACTTTGTGTCCGCTATGTCAATGTTCTCAGAGGACGTCCAAGCGTCGGTCGCATCGACCCAGTTGAACGTTTTATTGGTGGCGCCAAGAAGTGTAATACCACCACCGTCGGCGGTCGCGTCAGTCGGCGAGGTGACATTGCCAAGGACAATGTTTTTGTCTTCTACAAGGACCTCCGTCGTATTGATCGTAGTCGTCGTACCATTGACAGTAAGATCACCGCCAACAACCAGGGAGCCGGTCATTGTCTCGGTGCCGGCGTTCGTCTTGCTGACGTAGTCCCCGAGCGTTGTGGCCAGATCGCTGACCTGTGAGCTTGTGATAGAAATTGCGGTAGTCGCCGCCGCAGTCAAGCGGCCTTGCTGGTCGACCGTGAACGTGGCGACACTGCCAGCAGCTCCGTAGGAGTTCGGAGTAACGGCGGTATCGTCCAGATTGACGGTGATCGTCTGACCCGACCCAGTCGTGGTGATGCCAGTACCACCGACGATACCTAGTGTTTGAGTGTCAAGGTCGACAGAGCCAGTAAAAGCACCATCGGCCGCGATATTGAGAGTACCCCCACCACCGGTAGCGTTTTGCCAAGACGGGAGTCCTCCGGATACGGTAAGGACCTGGCCCGCCGTGCCAATGCCCAATCGCGTCGTAGATCCGCCCGAGCGAATGAGGATATCCCCGTCAGTGGTCAGAGGGTCGACATAACCGCCGGCACCCTGGATGGCGGCCGTCACAAAGGCCGTCGTGGCAACTGTCGTATTGTTTGTACCGGCGGTCTGGGTCGCTGCCGTGACAGTAGCGCCAGTGAGATCAACCGATCCGGTAAAGGTTTTGTCGCCAGTAATCGACTGGTTGGTGCCCAGGCTCACGTAGGCGCCAGCGCCAGCGATTGCAAGAATGCTGGTAGCATTCGCGGATCCGTCATCCCCGAAGCCGTAATAGAGCGTTATATCCTGCTCGTTAAAGGCCAGCTCGCTACTCCTGAGTGACGCTGGGGCTCCAGCCGCGCCGCCTGCTGCTCTTTTCTTAATGCGAATAGCGTTCGACATCGCAGCTCATGGGACAGATCTTTTATAGTATGCCAGGATCTTAGAAACTGCCGCCGTTAAAGTCGCCACCTGCCACCCACTCGACCCCATTGTAGATGAGACCCTCCCCAGCGGCTGGAGTGGGCAGATTGACGTCACTCAATTCCCCAAGCGTGTTGTTGGAGATGTTAACGGGCACGGACGTGTTAGGCACCCAAGAGCCGTTTTGCCTCAGGTACGCTTGGCCGTCCTCGGGTGCTTCATTTACTTCGTTAACCTCTGCCCCGGCCTGGATGCCAGCCAACTTGTCCAGGTCCTGTTGGGTGACAAACTTGTTGGTCGTCCCGGCAGTCGGAATATCGTCAGCCGACACCACCACGATGCCCACTTGGCCGTTGACGGACTGCACCCTGTCGGCAGGCACCTGCGATGCCGTAATGTAGCCGGCATTGTTGACCAGTTTGGTAATGTTATCACCGGCCTGAACGCTATTGGTAACGGGAGAGCCAGCGCCAACAATGGGAACTGCTGCTCCGCCTTCCTTGACATAGAGGGTGTTCTGGTCCTTGATATAAAATAGCTCCCCCTCCTGAATTGACGCCAAATCGTTGAGCACGACGGCATAGTAGCCCCTCGCTGGCTTGACAGGGACTCTCGGGTTAGGGGCGGCCATCAGCCCAGCTCCGTGATCACGACATTGAGCTCTTCGACGGTCACGTCAACAGTCGTGCTGTTGTTCGCACACCAGATCTCAATATAGTCTCCCTGCTCATGCTCAACAACGCACATGAAGGAAATGTTCTCAGCCCGACCACTGGAACCAGCGGTTGATTTGGTTCGCGAGGGCAGCCGAACATCGCCAAGCTTGCTATCGTAGAAGCCGAATGTACACTCGTTGCTGTTACCAGAACTGAATGACAGGGAAGCTTGGATCAGATACTTACGTAGCCTGGTAGCATCGCAGGTCAGTCGGTTGTTGGTGTGGGAGTACTTGGCGTTGTCGGCAGATGGCGTCGTGACACCCTCAACCTTGACAAAGGTGCCGCTGGTTGCAATCGGAGTAGCGGTAGTATTGTTCTGCATGTACATCTGGCCGTTGACAGATGTATTTGAAATACCCTTGCACCCCTTGGCCAGGATTTTGTTGGACGAGGCAACCGTGCCCAGGCCGTTGACTGCAGTAGCGCCAGCAATTAGCGTAAAGTTGCACTCAATGAGAATGAACCCCTCGTCGGGAATCACGGCACCGTTCTGGACGTCAAATGCGTAGACACCGCTGCCGAGGGCGATGACCGATGAAAAGATCGAGCGGAAGCGGCGGGTGACAACCAGCGTCGGCGCAAACGTAACAACAGTATTGTCAAAAGACCCAGAAAGCAGGCTATCGGCAAAGGCGATCGTGCCAAACGTGCCGTCAAACGTGAGGCCGCTGCTGTTCAGGAAGGCGCCCGTGTTGTAGATGAAGTTCCCGTAGTTCTTGATCGTGCCGATAGTGCCGCAGTCAGTGAAGTTGACGCCGTACCAGTCGAGGGCCTGGTCAGCGTTGCCAGTTGCATCCAGGTTCAGTGCAACGTCGGCCTCGATGGTGAAGTGCCGCAGGGGTAGCGTCCAGGCGCTGCTCAAAAGCGCGGTGCCTACTAGGCCAGTGGACTTGAGGCGACAGTTCTCGGAAGAGCCGCCAATGATGGTTGTATTCTGTCCAGCAACCAGCCGATCGCCAGTCAGATCGACGGTGTCAGCAATGAAGTAGGTGGCATTGTCCGCCAGGGTGATCACGCCACCAACAGGATCGGGAAAATCGGCTTTCGTGCCAACGAAAACTAGGTTTGGCGTGCCGAAGTCGGCCTGCGCGACCAGGGTCCCGCTCTCTTTAACAAAGATCTGGTTCAGGTCGGTCGCCCAAACGAACTCACCCTCAGACAAGCTGCCGATATTGGCAAGCAGGGTCGCATAGCTGCCACGGGCTGGGGTGATCGGATTTCTTGGTGTCGGTACGGGCATGGCAACTAGGATTCGATCAGGCTAGGATTCCGGAAGGCTCAAGTAAGCTCCCCGCCATCAAAGACGGAGTCGCCATAGGCATTGGTCGCACCGGAGGTGAAGTTGCCGCCATCCACGGGGTAGGCAAGAACCGAGGTGGTAGTACCAGTTTCAAAGTCTCCGCCATCTGGAGGGGGCAGCTCGCCGAAGTCGCCGCCGTCGTCATCGGGTACGGTTACATCGCCAGGAACCCAATTGGAACCGTCCCAAACAAGTGCCTGATTTAGCGAGGGAGCAGTGGTGGTTGTATCAACATCAGACAGGTCGTCGATGCTACTGCCAGAGATGTCCGCTGGTGGCGCTGCTATTGCAATCCAATTACCACTGGCTGCGTCGTATGACAGCACCGACCCGTCGCCGGGAGCGGGAGTATCAACGTCACCGATGTCGTCGAGCTTGTTAATCGTCGTTCCACCGCCACTGCCACTGCCGCCAGAGATGCTAGAGATGATCTGCGGAATGAAGAGGTTTTGCCAGGCCCCATCCTTCCAGGTCAGAACCTGCCCGTCCTCCTTAGCAATGTTCGACTCTACGTTGACAAGATCTTCAAGCTCGGTCTCGGTAGCCAGGATGTCGCGCCCATCGCGCCCGTCGGCACCATCCTTGCCGTCTTGACCATCCTTGCCAGGCCTGCCAGAGGTCACGAGCAGCATTCGGTCCTCTACGTCCTCCACAAGGGCCTGGAAGCGCTCCTCGAAAGCGTCCATGCTAGGTTGTGCCTTCGCGGGCCTCGGCGCCTCTGGGGCGCTCTGAGTGCTCTCTGAGCGGAAGTCCGTCGTAGTGACCTCGGTCATCAGGCCAGGGCGAGTCTGGACCTTTGGTAGAAGCTTCTTAATCTCGGCAATCACCAGGTCGTCGGGTTCGCTGCCGTCGCTCTCAACCCAGATCGTCCAGGTTGCCTCGAACTCCTCGAGCCTGGGAAACCTGCCAACGTATATAAATAATCCCTCGGCGCCGCTCAGCGCAGGCTTGGCGTCAACTATCTTAAGCTTGGCTGATAGGCGGATGATTTCACTGCCGCCGAGAACGCGCAAGATGTCGGCAGAGCTGAGAATCATTGCTATTACCCTTTTTCAGGCTAGGATGCCGACGTCGACTTATTTCATCTTGTGCAGCCAGTCTGGGATGAACTTGACATAGCTATCAATAAACCTTATCGCAAGTTTCATTAGGCGAACGCATACCGGCTTCACTATCGCTTCCATCACAGCAAGTCCGAGAGCCGTATTCAATACGATAAACGGATCAACGGGAGCGGTAAAGATAAGGAACAGGTCAATGGTTTTCATTTTGGCGCAAGCGGGGTGAGTAACGCAAGAAGAATGGTCACGTATGTCTCTGAAGCTTTTTGAAAAACAGCTGGACCGTCAGGGCTGTCTTTTGCGTTGAGTCCAAGGAAGGTCAAATGTGAAACCATCAACACAGCTAACAGACTTAATACGGCGCTATGCTTACTTGGAACCTTGATTGGCGGCATGCTCATCGTTTTCCAGTCCCTTTCTTTGGAGTCTTTTTGCCACCTTTCTTCTTGCCTCCGGTGGCCTGGGCAATTACATAGGGCAGAGCCATCACTTCCTCCGTGCGCGACCACCAGCACCTTGCCGCGCCCTGTTCTTGGATGGGGACTCCAGGGTCGTCTTGCCATTCTTCATGTGGCTGACGTCCTTGCCGCCTTTGCCCATAATGCCGCGACGACGACGCTCTGCAGCCAATTCTCGCCGATACTTCTTGCGGCTAGGCGTCGAATGGTAGGCTGTATCGTACTTCGCCTTCTTCGCCCGAGCCTTTGGATTGCTCGCGTAATACCGCGCAGATCTAGACTTGGCAGCCATGAGGAGCTCCATTTTAATCCTAGGGTCCCAAGATGACAAACAGAATAAGTAACCTATGGTAGGTTGGTTTGTCACATGTCAGAAGAAAAACAGAGCTGGCGTGAAATCCTTGCGGAAGCCGCCGCCCAATTTATGACAACCAAGCCGAGTGACGTGAAAGAGTGGTTCAGGCGCCTCGCGGTCGTCACTTTCCTCAGCTTTACTGCTCTGACAACCTTCACTCTTGTTAGATACCCGGAATGGGTGTCAATGCTTTCCCCAAGGCCCATCGCCGAGAGGAACATAGAGACCAGGCTTGCGGAGGTAAGCGGCATGTCCGAAAGAGTGACCAATGAACTCGAAGACTGGTTTTACTCCCATCGCCCTCATGGTTTGATGATGGTGTCATGGCATGACCTCAACGAGCTGTCAGGGGTCTGGCTGCGGCCGAGAGGAACCTTCCCAGAAAAGGAAGGACATCACACTCTCACTCCAGACATGAGATTATTGGCAGGGCCGTTTGTCTTTGGCGAATGCAAAGATGTTCCTTTCGACAGAGACCCGACGAAGGTCCTAGTAGCCTGTCCGATTCATAACCAATACGACGTGTGGGGCTACGTTGCCGCAGTCGTAGAACCAGACAAAGCAAACGTGGACTACATGCTAAGGTCTGTTAATAACTTGACCGCCAGGATTAAGTCGATCCTCTACAACTAATGAGCCGCCACGAATTTTCTCGATGGTGAGATCGTGGTTCAGCTTACTTATTGCTCCCAGCGAGGCCCCGAGTAGTACGGCAACAACAATCCCCGCACCGAGAGCCCCTTTCAAGGCTTTACAGATAGCGCTGCAGGGACTAGACATCTGACCCATCCAAATTCTTCTGGCCAGGCTCGTATCCCCTCCCTTTATAGTCAGTGACAGGATCGACGATCGATCTTTCGTCTACCTTTGCTGGGGCGGCATTTACGTCAGCGTCGATGTTAACGCCATCAATGAAGCGAGGGCCGTTAGTGTAGGTAATTTCCATCCTGATTAACCTGAGCTCTTAACCTAGAATTCCCGAAAATCAAGCCTGGGACTGGATTTCCTTGCACTTAAGGAAAATTTCGGCTTTGGGCAGGGCGTTCTTGAGGTCGTGCCCCTTCTCCATGGCCCAGTCCAGCAGCTCCGCTTTGGTCATATCCTCCAGGGCCTCTTCTTCCGCCATTGGCTCAGTCAGTGAGTCAGTGCTATCGAAAGCATCTGCACCCGCCTCGACCACAATCTCGGGCTGGCGCTCTGCTGGTTTATGAGCCTCGATCGGCTTGTTAGGAGCAGCACCCTCTTCAACAAAGCCTGCGGCCTTCAATTCGCGGGCGGTGATGGTGTAATATGCGGCACGACGCTCATCGCCCTTGACGAAGTAGGTCGGCAGCTTACGTAGGTGTGCCATGAAAAAAGGGGCCATATAGACCCCTTAGGTTACCGTTATGATTGAGATCAGCGCTTAGGCCCGTCGACCAGCTCGTAGAACACGCCGTCAGCGGTGCCAGCATAGATCACGTTGTTGTTAGCGTCGCACAGGGCGCCACGGACATGGGCGATCACGACGCCGTTGGCGTCAGCGTCAGCCACGTTAAGAGCAACGGTCTGACCACCGATGGTCACGGTCACGTCAGCGGTGACGTTGATACCGATCAGGCGGATGGTCTTGGCGTGCTTGAGGGTGGTAGCAGCGGGAGCAGAGGAAGTGGTGATCTCGCACTCGGCGTCAAGGTTAAAACCTTCGCGAGGGAAAAGACCAGAAGAGCGTGCAGCCATTGTGTAATACCAGGTAGAGGTTAAAGTGCCAGACTTACCGTAGCGAATCTGGCTTACAAGCTAGAATACCGATCAGAGGGCAGGGCCGTCGACCAGCTCAATAAACATGCCGCCGATAGTCAAGGACTGACCGAGGCCAGTGTTCGGGGCGCCATCAGTAATCTCATAGGAGGCGGTGGTTGGGCTCGTTAGCCCGAAGCCACGATGATGCGCGATGTAAACACCGTTTTCGTCAAGAGTGGCCAGGAAGTTGTCGATTGTGAACGGGAAAACCGCACCGCCGATCTCATACCCAAACACGCCAGGACCACCATCGCCGACTGCAGCGACCTCAGTCGCGCCGATAATGATCACACGATAAGTCCGAACATTTGCCAGGTTTACAGGTGTTGCGGTTTCGACCTGCGTAACCTCGAAGGCATTATCAAGATTGAAGCCTTCGCGGGGGAAGATCCCTTCAGAACGTGCAGCCATGGTCAAACCTCCGCAGTATCGAGGAGCTCAATGTAGCAGGCAGTGGCATTGGCGGAGCCGGTCCCATTGATGAGACCGAAGGCAGCGTCCTGCGTCTTACCACGCATCAGCGCACCACGGAAATGGGCAATCCCGACGCCATTAGCGTCCAGGTCGGCAGCGGTGAATTTGATACGGATACTGCCAGCCAGGTCTGGCGAGAACTCGATGTAGCCATCACCGGTCACGACGCCACCGATGATGATAACACGAACAGTCTTTGCATGCTCCAGAGTGCAACCAAGATTCTCAACCGTGCCACCAGTCGTAAGGGGCACCTGCAGTTGTTCATCAAGGTTGAAACCTTCCCTGGGGTACATGCCCGTAGAGCGAGCAGCCATTGTTTCAAGGCATGTGTACCCTATAGACTTCCAAGCATTAAAAAGGGCCCCCAGAGGAGGCCCAGGAGATCTAGGAGGCTAGATCAGGCAGGATCGGCAGTAGCGTCGATGCCAGCCACGCGAGCAGCGGCACGGCCGTTGATCAGAGCCAGGCCACAGTACCACTCAACGCGGGTGATCATCTGGGGCTGGTCGAAGGACTCACCGAGCTCACGAACGCTCACGCCGCCGTTCTGGATGCCGGTCAGGTGATCGTTGCCGAAGGACACCACATAGAGGTCCTGAGCAGCAGGGGTGCCGTCCAGGATGGCCACGTTCTTGTGGTCGCGGTCCAGTTCGAGGACAGGCAGGCCAGCATACACCATCTGCTGATAGCCGAACTCATTGCGAACGATGTCGATCTGAGTGTTGGTACGAGCCTGACGGGTCAGAGCGCGACGCATGGATTTCGACATCACCAGGTACTTGCGGCCACCGGTAGCGTCGACGTTGTCGATGGCCTCGTCCAGCTTGCCGAGATCGAGAGCACCACCGCCATTGGCGAAGTACTGGGAAGAACCGGACTGAATACGAGCAGCGAGGCCGTCGAACTCAGAGGGGGACTGATTGGAGTCGCCGTTGATGAACAGAGCTTCCCAGGCAAGGCGCATTGCGCGAACCCGTGCTTGGATCTGGTAAGCCTTGGCTTGAGCACCTTCCAGCTCGACGATGGCGCGATCAACTTTGATGTCGCCACCGAACAGCTTGAGGCTCTCAGACTGCTGGCTCACTTCAGCGTAAGACTCGGCCAGGGCGCCGTTGTAGTTACGGAAGCCCACATCAGGCAGGCTCTCTTCACGCTTCCAGAAGAGACCGTTACCTTCAATGTTACGGAAAGGAAGATTTTGCAGGAGAGGGCCAGCAGCCAGCTCGGTCACAACCGCCAGTTCCTGGGGCGTACGAGCATGCTTTTGAGCCTCAAGAAGGGTCAATGCCATGATAATTACCTAAGAATGAACAAAGATTGGGTGTTAGCGCTTTGACAGTTGTCTCAACGGCCGCAGCAATCGCACCCTCCAGTCCACTCCATCTCAGAGTTTCCCTTCTGGGCTGCTATACTAAGTATTCCAATTCACAGAAAAAGGGCCCCGAAGGGCCCATCTCCTAATTTACTTCAAATCAGGATCAAATTAGAGGTTCAAGAACCAAAGGCTGCTTGGAACAACTCATCTGGACTCATAGAAGAATAGTCTGCTTTCGGCATGCCGTTAGCGTCTGTCCCTCCGTAGCCAATACCAGCACCAGCGCCTTTCTGGCCCTTAAAGAAGGTGCCGTAGATCGGATGGGCCTTGTAGCTAGCGACATAGTCCTGCGCGGAGATACGCTTGCCGGACTCCTTGTCAAGGATGGGGTCACCAGCGGCGTCGACGACAGTAAGCGAGCCGTCGGCTTCCTGCCGGAAGTTGTTGCCAATCTGTTGAGCCATCATGTCGAAGAACGACACGCCGTCAGCAGAGTCGGTGCGACCGCCCGCAGCGAAGAACACCTTCTCAAGGGCATACTTCTTCTGATAATCGGCCAGTGCAGCCTTGGCAGCGGCGGCCTCCTTCGCAGCAGCTTCTGCCTGCTGGCTATACTTGAGCTCGATAGCCTCCTTGGCTTCGCCGAACTGAGCCTGCAGTTGAGCAGCTTTTGCCGCTTCAGCCTGCATCGAGGCCCATTCATCGGGATTAACGTCAGCGAAACGCTCAAGTTGAGCCGCTTGTTCCTTGACCTGCTTCTCGGCTTCCGAGCGGGGCATCATATCGTCGCCTGCTGGAGCGGGTGAGGCATTAACTTCCGTCTCGGGAGTCATGTTCTCTTCAGCCATTTTGTAAGCCAGGTATCACACCTGGTTGAAAGTTACCGAGTAGTATGCCTATATAAAGGATACGTTGGTCTGAATCTCTTTCCTGGTCACGGTTGCAAGAGTGAACGCCCCACATGCATCAATCTCCCGGATCTGGCCAAGTTCGACTCCCGTAAAAGAAAAGATCGTCCTGTTTTTCGAGGATCCGTAGATGCTGATGTCACAGTTAAGCGTCTGGTCTGTCACCAATTGAATGACTGGTTCAGTGAGGCTGGCAAAATTGACTCTCTCGCCTATCTGGTTGACGTAGGTGTAATCATAATAGTAGCCCTGGGGATTCGGTGGGTACTGTTCACAGTCGAAGCTCGTCAGGTGAAAGTAGCCAAGCTCAAAAGGATTGTCGTATGGACCGCAAGGGCTCGCACAGTCAAATAGAAGCCCCTCGTTCACGCCCCAGAGCGCCTTGCATTTTGAGGGAGTGTTTTCGTCGAAGGTGGACACATAGAGCGCCATATCAGCGCTCCCACTTGCGAAGGGGGCACAGCAGATCCGGGTCACCGTTAATCCACGTCTTGACCTTCATGAAACAACCACATTCAGAACAGCGACTGCTGTTATGGTTGTAGGCAGGGCACTTTTGACAGGTCTCAAAGCGTTCGTTACGGATCTCTTCGCTGATCTTTCCATGCCTGATCGCCATGCCAGCACTCCTGACCAACCCCTTAGCCATAGTGCTCAAACTAGCCTTCACCTTGGGTTCCGGGTCTTGCTGTCCTGGGACATACTGTGCCTGCATTCCAGGACCCGCCACATTCCTCTCCTTGGGCCAGGCTGACACCGGGCCCGTGGGAAGTGTACCGGCACTACGTAGATCCTCGATAGAGTTGATCATTTCACCCCGTTATGCTGGCGTAGAATACCTACGAGCGGAAGCTAGGGATAGCGGCAACCCTTGTCTGGAAATCAGCAAAATCGGTAGACGCTGCGACCAAGGCCTTGAAGTCGTCGGTGTCAATTTTGCCCCTTGTAATCCACGCACCTTCTGTTGTGTCCCAAGCCAAAACATCACCATCGTTATAACCAGTTGCGGCTGGGTCACTGAAAGCGAAATAACCGCTGCTGGAAAGGCTCCCGCTAGTGGAAACACCGTCAAGTCGGTAGGTGTCGTCAACAGTCTGCTCGATAAGGCCGCCGGTTGCCGTATGCTTAGTCCATGGACCAGTTGCACTTGTTGAATACCAGAAATCAATAGAACTGCCTGTTACATACGTACGGAACCAGGGACCCAGGAGGTACGTTCCACTGCCATCGAGAGCCGATCCTCTATCGTCAAAATACACACTGGTACCGCTTACGGTGAATTCGCCACTGAACGGGTCGGTAAAGTTTCCGCCGTAGAAGAACCTGAACGCACCAGGAACGTCGAAGAAACCACCAGTACTTTTCTCGACATTAGTCAGCGGCATCGGAACGTTTGCGCTGATATCCGTCATCTCTTTTAGGGCATCGTGCCCCGGAGTGATATTGCCATCTGCGTCGAACTGGGCCAAGTCACCTGCCTTAACGTCAGTAACGTCAATGCCATTGAAGTCGACCAGAGAGAATGGCTCGGCGATACCACCGACAAGAGTTGAGTGGGCCTCGACGTTGGTTGTGCCCCAGTTAAAACCATTGAGACCTAGGATCTCGTCACCAGAAAGGCTGACCCCAGACCTGTTGTCGCTATCCCAGAAAGGAACTGTGACCAGAGCGTCGTTCGTGGGACCGGCATTGCAGCGAATAGTACCATCTGCATTGAAGATATACTCTACGATGTAACCGTAAGTCTGATTGTACTGATTGTTATTGCAGACCTGCAGGCGGACAACCCATTGTTGATCAGCCACAACCTCCATGAAGCCAGCTCCCGCAAAACTGGGTTCATAGACAGCTTGAATCGCGATATCGATGGTGTTATAGATACTGCTATTGAATTGACGATTGTAGTCCTGAACCCTGCTCACACCATCGTTAGCGATGCAAAGGGAGCCGGCGGATGAAACCGTCCACAAAGCAGAAGGAGAGACGGCTACTCCGAGGTACGTCCCCGTCGCCCATGTGGTCGAGACGGTCGAAGGGTCGAAAGGGAAGTCGGTATCTGTGAGGTTAATTTGACTGGCGACACTGCCGCTTCCGGCAATGTAGGTCCATCCACCAGTCTCCCAGGCCGCCTGGTCGGCATACAGGAAATCACCCACATCCCAGATGGTCGTCATCTCGGCGCCAGCCGCAGCCCCAGATAGCTTCTCTATCTCGGCAATGGTGTCTTGCTTGATGTTAGCCGCGCTTGGCTTGTAGACGCCACCAGAAAGCCGAAGGAAGTTTGCGCTCGTCTCGTTCTGCCCCGTTGTGTCAACGTCTGTCAGCTCGTTGAGGGCCGCAGCACCTCCACCGCCAGCTTGCCCAACAGCAGTCAGGGTTCCCCCGATATTGGCATACAGGATATCCTCGTCGGTCGCTAGGACGATTTCGCCCTCCTTAATGGCGGAGATACTGGCGTCTAGGGTTGCCTTATTGCCCCTTGCTACAACAACGGGGACTCGGTTGTTAGGTGCGGGCATTCCAACGGACTAAAGCTGGACTAGGATGCCTATCAGGTAAACACGCCGCCATCGACACCAGTGGTTTGTTCGATCGGCAAATCCGCCACGCCTGTCTCGAAATCACCGCCACCGTAGATACCTGACGCAAAGGGTATGAGAGAACTGCCGGTCTCGAAGTTGCCACCCTCGCCACGGCCGACGCCAGTAGCAGGGGCAGACCCTGGAGCATATTCTCCAGTAGTGGCATTGTAGACCAAGACACTACCGTCCGTCGGGGTATTGCTAGAGACATCAATCGCGTCTGACAGCCGACTAGAGCTAGGGAAGAACCTGATTTCACAGGTTTCTCCAATGCTTGACATTAGCTGGCCGCTGGTGCTCTCGATGAGCTCGATCCCAAATACATAGATCAAGCTCCCCATGTCGTTGATTGCGCTTGTAATCCTAAAGAGGTGCGTTTCGTTCTGATTAACCTCCTGGACGGAAATGATGCCATTATTCCTGCCCATTTGGGCCATAAACCTGGCAACATTGGCGTTGTCCGAGGTGATAATTGAGAGTCGAATCTCCGTCGCAAAGCCGAAGTCGTTGTTATCGAAGTTGAACTCCCCGTTCGCAAAATTGGGAGTCGTATTCGCGGCATCAATTACCCATACACCCCCATTCAGAACGCCAGTTGCAGGCGCCCAATAGGTCCGCCCTTGACCGTCTGTCCTAAGGCTATAGCCATCGGAACCGTCCTCAGGAGGGAAAACATAGTCGGTATTTTCGGTGAGACCATTAGGGATGCTCAGTGAGATGTAGTTACCAGTTTCATTGAGGTACGTATAATCTCCGCTCTCCCACCGGACTACAGGCCGGCAATTGTTGTTACTATCGATCCTCTCTTGCTCCTGACCCTGAAGGCGAAGAACCATGCCATTGTCTTCTGGCGACCTAGTACCGCCAAGTACCATCTTAGTGCCATAACTACGGCTGAGCCAGATCTCACTGGCATCGGGCAAACCGTCCTTCTTGAGAGTGAGGCCGAACTGTTCCCCGATCACTGCGCCGGTAGAAGTATCACCGTATCCGAGCTTGAACTTGCCGTATGTTACTGCGGCGGCGTCATCCAGCGTTAGCGAGTTGGCATCCTGGAATACAATGTCATCATTTGCATCCTTGCTGACGTCACTCAGGCCGTCAAGGTTAGTGGCACCGCCACCGCCGCCAGAGCCGGCAACCCACTTGCCAAGAGCGCTGTTGTAGGTAATCGCATCGCCGTCATTTGGGGTATCGGAAACGTCGGTGTAACGCAACCAGTTGTTCTGTTTATATTCGTAAAGATTGAGGTTCGTGTTGTAAATCAGGATGTCGCCCATCTGGTAAGGGGGATTGCCGACTACATTCACCAGATCTTCGAGTTTCTGGCTAGTGATATCGACGAGGTAACCCACGTCATTCTGGAACTTGCTGATCTGGGTTGTACCCTCGATCTCGGCATAGTTGACAGATCCAAGTGCATATACATTACTACCTCCAACCCACTTGAGCACATTCCCGTCGACCCTGCTAGCGATATCGAGAGCCTCCACATCGGCCAGCTGGTGAATGCTGCTGGTGGAGATGTTTGCGGGTGGTTGCGCGACTGGTTCCCAGATCTGTAGACCTGAATTCCATGCCAGAGTATCCCCGCTGTTCGGGGGGACTGTAGTCGTGTCAACGTCTGTCAGGTCGTCAATCGAACCACCGCCTGGTGTGGCCCCACCTCCGCCTGCGGTAAGTTCGAAGACGCCATTATTCCTGACGTAGAATTCGCCCGTACTGCTGTCAAGCCACTGGTCGCCGTCCCTGATAAGGGTTGTCCCAGGCCTTGTCGTGGGCTCAGTGGCGGAAACAATGCAAACAGTGCTAGCGTTCCTCTCGTAGGTACTCCCGTTCCAGACAAGGAAATCGCCTATCGCCGGTATTCCTGGAGCGACGTTGCTTAAGTCTCCAAGGTCTACGGAGTCGTTGACCCAGGCGGACCCATCCCACTTAAGGTACTGACCCGTAGCTACATTTGAGATAGTGACGTCATTGATGTCATCCAAGTTGTTCCCAGAAAGATCGTACCCAGGGACCGCTGCGTCATACCACGTCTCAGTACTTGAGTCGTACTGAAGTACCGAGTTATTGGCAGGGGAGAGGGAGATTGCCGTGTCAGATAAGCTCTTGAGTGACGGCAGGGGAACGAGCACTGGCGTGGCCGCGCTTCCGGTCGGCACGGGGATAGTGCCCCAGGAGGGATAGAGGGATGTCCTGACGATACGGAACGAATCGATGAGGCCATTAAAACCGTAGCTATTGACAAAGTCACCCGACTGCCCTGTACCAAGAACGTCTGAGCTCTGGCCTCCAATATACAAGTCATAAGGCCCGACCACTGCCGTATCGCTAGGCTCGGAGACCCCGAAGGTAAGAGACTCCGAGAGCCTGACTCGGTCGACCTGGGCCCCGTCGATATACATGGAATACGATCCAGAGCCCTCGTGCTGGATCAGGACGTGATGGTAGACGTTATCCGCTACGCTGACGGTGCCGGAGCAGAGAATCTCACCCGTGCTAGGCAGGCCTGCAATGCTCTGAGCGCCCCTGTCCTCTCCTGGCCATAGCCCGAGGCATATGGCGCCCTGAGCGACGTCTGAGCGGCTTGTCGTGCCGTACCCGATGTTGTTGAGGGTACCAGCATCCATATACACATTCAAGGCGCCCAGGCCCTGTGGGAAGCCCTTGTAGCCGACGATACTCATAAAGCCCTGAGGACCAAGCCCGCCGGCTCCGTTGAGGGTCCTGTACCAGTTGGCGATGTCCGTCTTAATCCAAAACTCCAGCGTGAACTGCGAGGTACCCAGAGCACCAGGGAGTCTATCGCCTGCGAAGGCGACGTTCTGCGCGAAATTAGTCAGGTCGCTGTTGTGATCAAAAAGAACCGCGCCTGTCCCGAACTTCGGGTCCCCAGTGTCGGGAACCGGGACAAACATGGAGTCAGTACTGAAAGCTGTTTCGGTACTAACGTTGTCGAAATTCTGGATTATATAGGCGTCGAGAGAGGCTGCTTCCGCCCCCTCTGTCCCGACCTTGACTACAGAGTTATTGGCGTCCAGTGTGTACAAAGAAGCGCTGCCGTTGCTCCTGGAGATGACCAGTTCGCCGGGGACGATAGGTTCGCTTCCCCCAGGGGAGATGGCCCCAAGAATCGCTGACGAGTCATCCGTGGAGTTCTTGAGACCAATCTTATCAGGGAAGACTGCCATCTTACAATAGAAGCTGGGCTAGGCTTCCTACTCTCTATGGATTCAAAAGGAGGTATGAGTAGTCCCCTCCATATATGGGAGACGTTCTCTCCCCGTCTGGATAGGCCCGAGGTGTCTCGATAAGAGGAAGGTTCATAAACTCAGGGCCGTAGGTTTTGGTGGATCCGTGGCAGACGTTTGCAGGCGCGGGAGGCTTGATCTTAGGGAGAAAGCCTGTGCGAGATCCTGGACCGCTGTCGCAGGGCCTTTCGAGACCGGATTCAACGCTAGGGAACTGCTTGACCTGGGACTCTGTATTTTCTGCGAACCAGTTAGTCAGGAACCAGGCAGCCTCAACAGGCTGCGGGTCGGGAGTGGCCGGGTAAACACCCCAGTCCGGGTATTCGCCGTAATACTGCACGGCGGGCATGCAGAACAGGCCAGCACTTCCCGCCTTGCTGAAGCCGCCCCTGGTGAAGCACTTGTGGCCCCCTGATTCCGTGTAGTTGAACTCGTATACAGCATGGATATAGGTTGTGTGGGGGACGCTGGCGGTTTCCGCAAAGAAGCCTTCGTCTACGCTGTAGTCTTGGAAGTAGTTTGTTCTAGGCCTGCTACCGGTAAGCTGGACAACCAACCCGTTATCAATAGTAGTACCTCTTCTCCTGTACTCAAGGAATGGCCTAACAGGCATTGACCAGCCATTGTAAGAAGCGAAAGCATGGACACTTCCGGATCCAGCTGGGCAGGGACGGAAGCCGTCGCCACCCTCGAACCTGACAATGTCATAGCTTCTACCAAAAATTCCAGTGTAATAGCCATACTCGGAGACGTAGCTGGTCGCGCCTAGCATTGTAAAGGGCTCTTCCGCGCTTAAGATGGCAACACTGGGGCCGTACTCATCTTTCACCCAATAGAACAGTTCTACTTCAATAGTCCCAGCCGGGCACATTCCTCGGCGAGTGTCTTCGATGCAGGTGCAGAGGGGACCCATCTGGTCGCTCCTGCTGCAGATATACCCAGGCCCGCACTCATCGTCTGTAGAGCATTCGCACTTTGAACATCTGCCCACGTCGACGCCCCTGTAATCGACAAGGTCGTAAGTGACATTGTACCTTCTCTCTCTGTCGGTGTTGTTCCCGACAATCCTTACTGTAACCTCTTGCGTCGTACCATCCGAGGCTATGTAAGTGTGCTTGTCGATTAGACTGTTACCGTAGCCCAACGCTATAACATCAGTGTTCGTGTGGTCGACGCTGTATGACCATGTACCATTGCCGGAGTTAATCCAGGTCCAAATGCCGTAGGCTCCAACGTAAGAGCCAGGAGTGAAGTATGGAGACTTGTCCGCATCGACATTAGTGACATTAAGGTTCCCGCTCGCAGACTGTGGAATAGGATATGAGTAGGCAATTTTGTAAAAGTCACCAGTAGTCTCTGACGCATCGTCAGCGCCATTGATTGTTACAGTGGCAGTCTGTGCCCTTCCATCCGTAGCGTAGAAGGTATGGCTCTCCACGAGCTGTTGGCCGTCAGACAGGGCCTGCACAGCGCTATTGCTGTTGTCGAGGTAGAACGTCCAGGTCCCGTTATTCATGCCCCATGATCCGTAAGTACCATTGTTATCTGGTTCTACGTCCAGGAAAGCTACCACGTCGTCCGGATCAGAGATGGTTAGCTCGCCAGAGGCTGTGCTCTGTGCGGCATCCTCTGTTACGTCTCCGGAGGTATTGCCCTGGATGGGGTCGCCCGGATCGTCGGCGCCCAGGACTCTGCACCAGATAGTATGTTCAGAGCCGTCGCTTGCTGTTATGGTGATACCTTCATAGAGGCTGTCCCCAGTATTCATCTGGATGACAGTTGAGTTCGTGGTATCCGGAGTGTAGCTCCAGGATCCGGCTGAGCTGATACTGAAAGATCCATATGTAGTACTTGCACCAGAGAGTACGTTGAAAGTGGGCTGGCTCTCGGGGGGTAGCGAAGCATTCGTGATAGACAGATTGCCAGTGGCTGTAGCGCCCGGAGAGGCGATAGCCTGTTCGTCTCCAGTAATAACCGAGTCAGAGGAGGGCAGGGAGGTACCAGCACCGTTGATTGTGATCGTCACGTCGCGAGCTTCAACGCTCCCCTTGCCGTCCTCGATGACCACGGTGAAGATCGCGGTGATCGTCTCGCCTGCAGCAAGGTACCCAATAGCAGCATTGGTTGTACTGAAGTACCAGGTCAGCCTGCCGGTATTGGCATTAGTGGCGCTTGCGGTGAGGGAGAATCCGTCGACAATGGCCTTCCTGGCTCCTGCATACACATCCACGTCGTCACTTGTGACGCTCTTCGGAACCCAAGATCCCACGGGGCGGTCATTAAGATCAACATCGCTGAAGTAGATGTCCCCACTTGTCGTAAGGGTCGCGGACTCCGTGACACTCCCGCTAAGATCCGCAGAAGTGATCGTTACATCGTCATTGGTACCAGCGATAACAATGTCCACAACCTGATAGCTGGTTATCGAGCCATCGGTAACGGCGATATTAACCTGTTCCGTGAGAGTATCGCCAACACTGAGTTGCTGAACGTCTGGGACATTATTGTTCACCGTATAAGACCAAGGAATAAGTCCACCGCGACCATCCCTTGTCCCCCTTATGGCGCCAAGAGAGAATGTCCCGTACTGGATGTTGCCAGTATAAGACGCTTGGTGAGTTTGGTTGATGTCTAGGTCGTTGAAAGTGACAGCTCCAGCAACGACAGTCCTAACATCTTCTATGACCTGGCCGCTCTGCCGTTGGGAGGTGAAGACAATTGCATTGTTTATGCCCTGGACGGAGATGTAAATAGAATCGACTTGTGTCTTTCCATCGGAGTCGGTGATCGTATACCTGATAGTATCGGTCTCGATTTGACCTGGCGCTAAATTCTGAACAAGCTCTGAACTGTTGTTCAGCTGGTATACCCAGGTGAAGCTGCCATTGAGTCCTGCGAGCGTATCGGTGAAGCTGTCGATACCGAAGACACCGTACTTGGGCTCCTGGATGACAGCAATCTGGTGACCGTCGTTGCCTTCTGAGTTGTTGAATGTCCTGGTGCCGGATGCAATCAGAAGAGTGGGATCAGCCTGGCCTGGGGTCTGCTCTGAGACGCTTCCGCCTTCAGCACCCGCCGTGATGATCGTAGCGACCTGGCCGCCGCTACATCCGCCAGAGCTAACCCTCTGGTTTCGGTATTCGATGCCATCAATATCTGGATTTGCGAGCCACGGGGGATCCTGGCCGCAGAGAAGCGACTCGAACTTAGATATCACTCTTGGCTTACACTGGTCGCCGTCAGGAAGGCCGCACAATGCCCTACACTTGTCCTCAAGCTTCGCCTTGAGCTGTGCGTCTGCATCCGAGCCAGCCCAGTCTGCAATGCTGTTCTCGGAGCAACCGGCGGGCTGGATCCGGATCGTCATCTCTGCGGTTTTGCCGCAATAGCAGTCAAGCGATCCTGAGACCTGCTTCATGCAGTTGCTGCAATCCTCTGTGCATTGCTTTGTGATCGAGCTGCATGTGTTGCAATCCGAGCATGGAGTACATTCGCAGTTATCGCTAAACTCTGGCTGGTTCTTTTCGCACTGCAACGTCACGGCGCTACACTTGTAGCAAGGTGAGTCGCAGAAAGACTGGTCGTCCTGGCATCCGGGGACATCATCGCCATACAGCTCCCTCATTTCAGCACAGTAGACACTGCAGTCCCCTAACGGCTCGGACTCACAGGGGCCGCACGTACAGTAGCCATCTCTGCAGCAGATACCCGTACCGCAGCACCCAGAATTGGTTACGTTGTCGCCAGGGCAGCCGCTTGAGGGCTGCTCACAGCCTCCTGTGATTCCACCACACAAAGACCCCCCTGCGCCGTTGTCACCACACTCGTTCGCCGTGCTGTTGGAGGCTGAACCACTAACGCACTTCCCGCCGACACAAGTACTGCCGTTGGGGCAATCGGCCGCACTCAGACACTCCAGGGATGTGATACCACCCTGGGACCAGATGGACACGCCGTCCTGAGCTTTCTCGAAATCCGACTCCTTGATCAAGAAGCTCTTCCGGAGATTGCCATTTAGGGTGAAATAGCCTTGGTTCTGGCTTTCTCTCAGCGAGGAAATTCCTCCGCCATAAAAGATGTCTCGGCGCTGCTTCTTCTCCCTGTATTCGCTCTGTGCCCTCGCGTAAGATGCGTCACCTGAGGTTGGCAGAAGCATTGCGATCTAGCCGGAACTTGGCTAGTTTACCGAGATCGCAGGCCTGACGGGGGTAGGGATGGGGTTGTTCCCGTAACTCGCGTATGGGTTCCACGCCTGGCCGGTGCCAGCATGCGTCGCGAACACCATCCTCTTCCAGGTGAGCGTACCACCGATATTGACAACAACATAGAGCGTGCCTTCACGCGCCAGCCTCTGCTGTGAATCCTGATAGATGCAGAGCTCTCCCTCGAACCGAGGCGTCTGGTCGAGCAGTACCTCACCCGTGATCTGGCTAGTGACCGAGGCAGGGGGTATCGTGTTCGTAAACCTTACGGGAATATACCCGAGCTCTTTCTTGTCCAGATGCCGTGTGGCTACAACGTTTGGATCGATCGCCATTATCTCACCCTGACGTAATAAGTACCCTGCGAATTCGTGACATACAGCTGTACGCCGTCAGTGACTCCATTGTAGTAGCCGAAAAGCTTGTTGGGTAAAGTAGGTGGATCGATGAGCGCATTGACGTCAGGAGCCTGGGCCAGCATATCAATGACGCTGTCATAGTTCTGGCTGATCTCCGTGGTAGTGATATAAGGTCTTTGGATAGCCATAGCTCACCACTTGCTGTAGTAAATCGTCCTTGCGTAGGTCAGCTCGACCTCCATGCCGGGCCTGATAGAGGAATCCCCCATAGGCTTGGTGACGTAGTTCTTGCCCCTGTACGAGACAAGGCCAGTACCATCCTGCTGGAGCTTGACCCAGTAACCAGTAACACTACCTTCGAAGTCCCCTTTAGGGCCGTCTGGATTCGTCAGGCGTTCGATCTCGACCATCCTGGACGCTTCCATCATCTCTTTAATCCGGGCTGGCATCATCATGACGAGGAGGAATAGTAACCGAACTGCTTGATATTATAGTAGAATACAGCCTGATTGCCAGCGATAAGACTTACTGGAGAGGACGTCTGAGCAACGCTAACGATGGCATCTGCTCCAGTGGCTGTTGCGCCCGCGATGTTCAAGCGCAGCTCGGTAGATTCGGCCGACGCCCCGATGGCATTTAAGACAGTGGAATCAACAACAAGGACATCGCTGGTCGTGTAACCGCGACCGGCGTTGTTGATCGCAAAGCTGGCGCTACCTCCAGTCACCGTGATATCAAGGGTGCAGCCAAGACCTGACCCGAAGGTAGTCGTAGGAACAGCAGTATACGTGCCGTCAGTCCACGAGGCAGGCTGGGTTACGGTGCTGCCCAAGGTGACGACATTTCCTCTGCCCTCCAGCATCCCCACATGGGTGAATTCTATAGCAGTACCTCCACCGTCCTGACTGAAGACAGCAGCTTTCTGGGCCAAACCAACGCCGAAGTCGGAGTAGTTGGCAACATCGGCAATTACGTACTTGATGATCTGACGGTCGTACCCCCCGGTTCCAAGTGCGACCTCGTTCGCCATCCAGCTAGAGTCAGTGGTAACCCCAGGGTTGTAAGATACTCCAGGCGCGTTAAAAAGAGCGATCTCGAAATACTCGTCGACATAGCGATCAGTCACTTGCCTAGTAACTTCGCCGGAAGATATCTTTGCAGTGATTGTCATAGGAGCATCTAAATCGCCGTAGGCTTCCTAAGCAAAGACATCGTTAATAACGATAGCCCCGACGCTAGTAATTAGCGATCCATTGTATTCCACCGGTATTGAACCATTTCCAGCTGTCGCCAATACTCCGCCAGGACCAGCCACGACGCCGGCCACGTAGCTGACCATGGTGTTGAGGTTGATTGTATTCAATCCGTCCAGTCCGGGGGGATTGTTGGGCACGATAGGACGCCCGCCAGGTCCAGCTCCAGCTATATTCGCTGTGAGGTTCATATTTTGTTGAACAACAATGATGTAAGAGCCACCGTCGACCGCAGTTTCATCTGTGATTTCGATGGAAGGACCCGGACCCGGATCTGGAGCAGGGCTTCCGCCTGGGGTGGTGTTGCCCTGCACATTACTGGTCACCGTAACAGTGCCGTTAGAGGTTCCTTGCCAGATCCCGTTGAAACCCACAAAAGACTCGTTCAGCGTCACGCCCCACTGGCATGCGTCCATCCGCATGGCCTGTACAACGCCCCCATCGACATCGGAGAAGCGCATAGGCATTCCGGGACGCCAATTGTTGACGATGTCTTTGCGGAGGCTCTCGACGATAGAGAGGCCGAATGCGTCACCTTTCGTGAACCCGAGAATATAGTCGCCGTAGATCCCAACAGCTGCATCGATCTCTGCCTGTGTGGTATACAGGAACGGAACTGGAGCACGCTCCTCCAGCACATACGGACCCACCCCTTCGGGTAGAGGCTCGTACCTCCCCGTCGAAACAATCAGGGTGTCCATCTTGTCTTGGACAGCTGTTGTCGACGAGTTGACAGAGTCAGGCAGGAGTGGAATCGTTGCCGTTGTCACGGACGTTTGAACACGCTTCGTCTCGATTCCATTGGACAAGGCATCTACGTCGGGGATATTGGTAAACACCGGACCGACGCTGATGGTTGGCTGCATTGTCTGCCTGTCCAACATCTCCTGAGGCCTGCCGTCGTAGGTCAGGGCTTGTGCCCACTCGCTTTGGCGGTTGCCATCTCCCCCCTTCCTCGATACCATGCTGTCGAGCTGGACCTGAGTGACGATATTCCTGTCGCCATCCTTACTGTAAGTCTCGGTGACCCTCTTCGAGAGGAACATGGCATAGGGCTTGAGATCCGAGCGGAAATCGACAGGGTTACCCCCAACGCTACCACTCCTCCAGTCGGCGGTGCTGGCAGCCCCGAGGAGGGTCTCGTAGGTGTCCGTCTCGGTCTTGACGACTTCGTTAGCAGGGCCGAACTCTGTCGTCGTGATCACCCGTGAAGCCAGTACCAGGTCCATGCCGTCGTAGGGGCAGTTACCGTTGGGGTTACATCCATCCGACCAGGTGAAGCGACAGGCAGCGAACTTGTCAGCGTAGTAGCCGCCCTGCACTTCCACGGCGGGAACATAGGTATCGGATACAGACCTGTTCTGTTGGCCGGCGGGTCCGTCGAAATAGGTGATCTGGTAGGTCTTCCTTCTTGCGGGGAGGAAGACGGCCTGCTGTACGGTCTCGTAGCCCTCGTTACAGGAGCCTGGGCCACTAGCCCCCGCACTGGGTGCTGCAACGTTGCCACAGGAGCTCTGGCGCCCTCCAGCAGAGACTGCTGTGCCAGCGTCGCCGCCGGGGGGAGTGTAGGCATTGCCAACAGTATCCAGGCTGCCTGTGTTAGACGGATTGTCGTCTCCGCCGGTCCTGTTCACTGTAACCACCACGCCATCGCCGACCTCAATGGTCTCAACACCCGGCGCCTCGTCTCCAGCCGCCCTAGCGAAGGAGATCGCGGGATAATCTAAGAAGTAGTACGAATCAGACAGGGACTCATCGACCTTGCCAGTGAAGTCTCCAGCCAGCGCTCCGGTAGGAACGGCGTAAGTCAGGCTGATTTCATCGGGGATGATCGAACCGGCAGAAAGAGGGGCAACGTCAACGGTACTCTGTCCGAGCACGGAAACCCACTCACCAGGCGCAGTGTTACCTGCTGTGTCGCCACCGAAGAATCTGTTGGCAACAAGCTGGCCCTGGTTGTTCTGGAACAGGTAGCTGCCGTCTGCCTGGAACGAGGCCTGAACCGCCTGGATGTTCTGCCTGGCTGGATCCAGAGGGGTCGGAGCGAGGGGGAGCAGAGGCTCTATATTGTCCGTCAGAGTGCAGAGGGCTATCTGACACCCGACACTGACTGTCATGGTCTCAGAGGCGACGTCATAGGTCGTAGAGATGACGTACAGGTATCCACGAGGGTGCCTGACAGTTGTGCCCTCGGCAACGACGTCGATGATCACCACCTGCCCCCGCCTGAAGGCATTTCTGTCGTAGTCTTTAGGATTAAATCCTCCAAGGGTCTTACCTAATACCACTTCGCCCGTGGTGACGACAAAACCGTTCCGGTTTGCGCTGGAGTCAGAGCAGGTAAATTCTCTAAGGGAGCTGGTGTAGTCTACTCCGCCGATGGTGACGCTAGCCGCGCCGGACGTATTGATAAGATATGTCATATCACACCTCGCTCAGAATGAAAGAAACGCCAGTGTAGCTAGGACCGTTATACGTGTAACTCGGGGCTGTGCTGAACACAGCCGTCGCGTTAACAGTGGCCCCGAAGCACGTATCAGTTAATCCGATTGCGGCATTTCGGCCATCCGCCCTGTCCTGATCCCAGGCTCTGAACATGCTGTCGATCACCTGGGCATCGGCACTCGGGATAAGTGCGTCAATAATCCAGGTGTTCTTTTGCCTGAAGGCAGGGCCATTTAGTTGAGTGGACCCAGCAAGGCCATACTCAAAGCTGGCAGTATTGTTGTACTGCCGAGGGATGGCATTATCCGTAAACTGTTTGATAGTTACGTCGTAGGTCGTGGAATTTGCGTCCGTATACGCGATGGCAATTGACATTTCACGACTAAGGCTTGTCTAGTTTACCGTCTTCATCAATAAGTGACCTGACAATATCTTGGTAGTAGTCTCTCTGTTTCGGTCCTCCCAGGAACCTATGCTTGCCATGAAGAACAAAAGACCTGAAGTGGTCGTCGCGAGCCGCAAGAACAGTAAACAGGTAGTCGTAGATGTTCTTGAACTTATCCGTCACGTCGGTCTTGCCCATACCGTAGGCCGTCTTCCAGTAAACCCTATACCTGAGCAGGTGGTGCTTTAGCTCGTCGATCGTGATATCCCAGGCACCGAAATCCTCGTGAGCCACGCCAAGCGCACTGTCAACGACATCGCGAACCATGGCTTCACTGTCTTCTGCGGTACCAAAGTTAAACATTCGATCTGCCCAGGTACAAGAGATTACCTATCAGTGCCTCAGGCGCTTGAGCTTGGTCAACTGGAGCATCACGTTGTTAGCGGCCTGGACTGGGTTGGCGGCCTGGATGGTGACCTGGTTGCTGATATTGTCGCCGCCAGTCACATAGGACCTAACCGATCCCCCTACCTGGGCTCCGTTAAAGCTTGGCGCTTTGCTGATATTGATACCACCCGACGGGATGTCGAGCTGCTTGGTTAGGTGGGCCGGGATAACAGTACCCTTGGAGGGAGCCCTCCACTTGCCGTAGGCGGGGGCGTTAATCATGCTCAGTCGACCGCTAGCAGAAAGGAACGCCTCCTTACCGAGCTCATTCACCTGGTAGGCCTGTCCTCCGGTAACGGGACCGCCTTCTGCCCTTTCGGCCAGCCTCGTGTAGCCGTTGCTGTTATCGGTTGGCCTATTCCTTGCGGCTTCTTCGTTAACGGCTTTAGCCTGGCTATAAGCCTGCTTCATTGCAGCTTTCAGTCTTTCGGCAGCCGCTATCTGTTCATTGATAGACCGAATCGCTTCCGCTCCATTTCTGTAGATCAAGTCCTTCTCTTCATCTTTGAACTTCTTGATCTTAGCGAACTGTGTTTCGTATTTATCGTCAATCCTATCCCGAGTCGACTCCTCTTTCTTTAACTCTTTTTCCAGAGCTGCGAGCCTCTCTTCGTATTCTTTTTTAATCTTCTTCATCCCCTCTTCCCTTTCCTTCTCAGCCCTCTTCAGTTTTTCTTGAGCAGCAGCTTCCTCCACCGCCTTCCGAGCCATGATCTCACGTCTCTTCACGGCTTTGTCCATCTGCTCAAGCCGGACCTTGGCTTCGAGTACTTCTTTCTGGCTCAGCTTGCCAGAAGAGATCTTCTGCTGAATCTCCTGCCGCCTAACCTGCTCAAGGGCGAGTTCATTTGCAGATAGCTTGTCAAGCATTCCAAGCTCAAGGTCATACTTCTCCCTGATCCTGTCGAGCTCAGTCTTCGCTGCATCGACCTTCCTGTCGTAATAATCCTTCGACTTGTCCTTGAGAACATCGTATCCATCCTTCTCTTCTTGTATTCTGTCCTTAACTTTCTCGATCACCTTGTCTTGCTCGGCGAGCTCTTGCTTGTAAAAGTCCTTCAGGATTTTGGTGGTGCGATCAATTCCCTCGATTTTGGCGTCATACAGCTTCTTGTCCTTGTCATACTGCTCCCTGAGCGACTGCACATAGGCTCGCTGCTCCCCGACCAGGTTGGTAGTGGCAAACGCTGTTTTTGTGATCCCCTCAGCGTTCGCATCCCACCGTTTCTTTGATTCATCCAGGGCTTCGTTCGCCTTCTCCTGCTCTTCCGCCATCTCCCTGGCCTTTCCTGCAGCGATGCCGATACCCACCGCACCGATAGCGATGGCAGCCCCGATAGCAACCCAGTTACCCGTGAGGGCATTGAAGACAGCGGTGGCGACGTTCAAGGCGATCTGAGCAGCTTGGGTTGCCATCAGAGCGACTCGCATCTGTCCAATCCATCCCACAAGAGCTGCCCAGTTCTGGATGACAGCCAAGCCAGCACCATACGCAAGCATCGCTACAATGCCACTCAGGAGCGGGCCGACGACCCTAGCGTTATTTGTCAGCATGTCCATAATCTTGGACATCGTGTTGAACCCGTTGATCAACAACTGAATGCCTCCAGAGGCGAGTCCGCCAGCAGCTTCGTCGATAGCGGTGAACCCGGCAACGAATCTCCCGGCGAATTTCTCTGCGGCACTTGTCAATGCCTCCAGGCGTGCGCCAAGGGTTGCGTCCATCTTCTCTGCGATAAGCCTGTAGGCGCTGCCCTTCTCTGTCATCTTATCCAGGGCAGCCGAGACCTCGGCATATCCAATTTTGCCCTCTTCAGCCATTTTCCGAACGGCTTCCGTAGATACGCCGATGACCTCCGAAAGCATGCCATAGATTGGGATACCCTGGTTTGCAAACTGCATCAGATCCCTTGTATAGGCTCTCTGGTTTGCAGCAATCTGGCCCATGTTCCTTGACATGTGATTCAGCTCGCCGCCGGTAGCAGAAGCTACAATAGCAAGTTTCTCGACCTGATCGATAGCTGTATTCGTGTCAATGCCGAAACCCATCATCGTCCTTGAGGCTTCTGCAACCTGCTTGGCGGTGAATGGGGTAGCCTGGCCAATCTCGACGAATCTCTGGTAAGCTGCTTTCGCTTCCTCGACGCCGCCAGTAAAGCCCTCAAGCTGGATCATCAGGATCTCCATGTCCATGCCTGTTTTAATGAAGCCACCGACGGCATTCTGCAGTGCGTTCACAGCTTGCAAAGCGAGACCAGCCGCAATACCCGCATTAGTAAAGGACTTTCCTACCTCCCTGCCGGGGTCCTGCATCCTCTTCATCTCGGCCCGCGCTTCCATTAAGCGCTTGGTCACGATCTGCCAGCTTGCTGTTAGTTCCTTTGTG